TTAGATCTTGTTGATTGCATCGATCAGTGTCTGAATGTCGAGATGCGTGTAGACACGCTCTGTAAGCGTCATTGCCCCCGAATGTCCGAGGATCTTTTTCTGTATGCCTGGATCTATGCCTGCGTCTGCCATCATTGATGCTGTCGTGTGCCTTGTGAAGTGTGGGGTGTACGGCATGTTCATCTGGTCCATCAGCGCAGTGAAGTAGCTGTCATAGTAATTGCGGTACGCAAAGTGGCTTCCGGCTGGTGTATGTATTAGGTATTCGCATTCCGGGCACCGCTCGTACCATGCTTTGTAGAATGGCAGCACCTTGTCCGCGATCGGGACGATCCGGAGTCCGTTTTCCGTTTTCGCCTTTCTGACCTCGAAGTAGCGCTCGGCAATGTGGACGTCTTCTTTTTTGAGATTAAGGAACTCAGAGACCCTGCACCCGTTGTAGATCAGCATTAAGATGATTTGATAATACGGATCGTCCTTCTGCTCCCAGATCCGGTCGATGTCTGGCTTTGGAATGCGGTTGCGTTCCCTTTTGTTCGGGTTCCGGTCCCTGTACTGCGCTATATCAACGAATGGAGCATAGTTCTTTGAGCAGATGTCGTTCTTGACCGCAAACATGTATAGCTGGCTGAAGAGATTTTTGATCTTCTTCATTGTTGGATAGTTTTTACCGCAGTTGTCAATAACGCCCTGGAGGTCTGCGAGTTTTAGCGATGAAAACGACTTGTTGTAAATGGATGTACACACCTTGTATGCTGCGGTATATCCGTTCACATTTGAATGCGAAATGGACTGGTACTTCTGCTTGCTCCAAAGGCCGTAGACCTCTTGGAACGTCATTTTGGCAGATTGTATGTCGTATGGCCTTTTGTTGTACTCGGCAAGCATCTGAAGACCCTCCGCCTTTGTCTTTGCATAGCCAATGACGATGTAATCCTGCACCTGCCTGTCTTTTTCCTCGTCATAGTGCCATCCTGCCGTCTTCCGTACGATGTACGGGTTCCTGCGGCGCCCCTTCATCTTGATGACACTTCCGAAGCCGTTCGGCAGCCTCATTTCTTCCCCCTTTTGACGAGCTTAATGTTCCTCTAGGCCAGCTCGCGGCTCAATGCCATGAACTGGTCGTAGCTTGCCCTGATGTAAGTGTTGCATAGCATTTTTGATGTCTGAGGCAGTGCGCGGTACATCATTATGATGGATGCCTCATCGTCTGTCAGTCTGTCTTCGAGTACAGATTCTGCCGACTTGTTGCAGTCCGGGCCGAAAATCAGGAAGTCCGCACTGACCGAAAGCCTCGTGCATAATTTTGCAAGCGTTTCAGATGAAACGTTGCCGCCTCTCTGCCATTTGGAGATATTTCCCGTACTGACGTTAAGCTCCGTCAAGATCGGTGTGATCCTGACGTTCCTCATCTTGCAAGCAGTCTGTAAATTGTCCCAGAACATGATTCACCTCAATAGTTGCGAAAGCCGTCTTATGAACTATGCCAGATTTGATAGTCCGCCCGTAAGTGCAGTTACCTGGTCATGGCTCGCCTTGATGTACGTCCTGCACAGGAGTTTCGATTGCTGAGGCAGTGACATGTACAGCCTGAACATGTCCAAGTCTTCCTGCGTTGCGCCCGAAAAGACGTTTTGCTCATCTGATGCATGAGATGTCTTTTCTTTCCCGTAAAGAAGCAGATCTGTGGATACGCCAAGCCTGTCAGCGATTTTGATGAGTATGTTAGAGTTTACGTTTCCGCCATTCTGCCAGCGATGAAGTGCGCTTGTTCCAATGTCGAGTTCCTCCAACAGAGGCGTGACGCGAATGCCTTTTTCGTCACAAACAGATTTCAAATTGTTCCAAAACATAACGACCTCCGGCGAATTAAAAGTCATATTTGCTTGTCAAAACGACTATTAAGTCGTAGAATATAAATATACACTTCTTTTCCATCATGTTTCAGCGTTGCGAATCACAACACGTGCCAAGTGCATTCTAAACGTTGACAGCGGAAAAGTAAAGAAAGGAGGGCCAAATGAAGCGAAAAACGTCTGACTGGTACAAGGCTGTCAAGACAGAACAGCTGAAGCGGGACTGGTCCAATCAGGATCTCGCTGATGCTGTTGGGCTCACGAGGAATTACGTTTGTGCCGTTGTCCGCGGCAGGATCATATCCCCTGGAACCGCAACAAAGATCAGCCAAGTGCTCGGAATTCCTGCGCCTGACGAAAGCGTAACATGAAAGGAGGGTAGCCGCCATGGGGAACGACTGCAGGAAACAGAACAAAAACGTCTATTTCGTCGCAAGGAAAAGGGCTGCAGATACATGGGATGACCGTCTTTCTTCAAGGGAAGGCGCCGCTGCACTTATAGGCGTTTCCGAATCGACGCTCGCAGATTATGAGCTTGGCGTCACGAAAGTCGTTCCGGTGGATAAGGTAGCGCTTATGGCTGAGTTCTACCACGCACCGGAATTGAAGAACATGTACTGCAAGAACGAATGCCCTATTGGAAAGGACATGAACATCGCTCTTGAAGCGAAAGGGATTGAATCTGTTGTCCTCAAGATAGTACAGGAGTTCAGTACGAACAGGATCGATGATTTCAAAAATACCCTCGTCGAGATCGCACAGGACGGAAAAATCGAGGACAGAGAAATAAGCGCACTCCAGATGATGCTTGGATGGGCAAGCGACATGGAGTTCGCGCTAAGCCAGCTTAAGCTGACAGCAAAGAAGATCATGGAGGGATGATACATGAGGTTCATTGAGAGAAATAAGTACGTGATCATCATCGGGGTGATGCTGACACTCTTGACAATGGATCAGACAGGAAGCATTTCCGGGGCACGGCCTATTGGCGGCGAGATCATGATTCTGCCTGTATTGCTTGCTGCCGCTGAACTTGCAAGAGGCGTGAGAGATTACCTTGCATTGCTGTCAAGCAATGAAGAGACAGAGGAATGAGATGAATACAGTAAAAAATGGAGGAACTGGCAATATGACGACAGGTGAATATTTTGAACGGCTCAACGGGATGCTGATGAACGAACTGATAAAGAATGAGGGAGCAATGCCCCCGGGCTTCAACAAGAAGCGGTTCGCACTGAACTGTATGACGATGATCAGGGACATGATGGCCGACAAGGACAAGCGCGAAAAGCTTCTGACGATCGACTTCAGCTCGATCATCGAATGCATGATGAAAGGCGCTTATCTCGGGCTGGATTTTTTCAATGGTGAGTGCTACGCAATCCCTTACGGTGCGAACAAGAACGCAGTTGAAAGGGCCAGGAGAGAAGGTACGCCTATCCCGAAGGGGTCCATGAATTTCCAGACTGACTATAAGGGAGAGGTGAAGCTCTGCAAGAAATACAGCAAGAATCCGATCAAGGACATCTTTGCAAAAGTCGTCCGTGATGGTGACGAGTTCTACGAAGAGATCGACAGCGGAATCCAGAAGATATACTTCAGGCCGCAGCCGTTCAACAACGGAGAGATGAGGGGAGCCTTTGCTGTGGCGACTTTCGCTGATGGCAGCATGATCTACGAAACCATGAGCAGCGAGGAAATCGAGAACGTCAGGAATAATTACTCGAAGGCGTCAAACAGTCCCGCGTGGACGAAAAGCAGGGGCGAGATGTACAAGAAGACCGTGCTCCGCCGGCTGTGCAAGTTCATCGACCTTGACTTCGACAATATCGAGCAGATGAAGGCTTTCGAAGACGGCGGCGATGCCGATTTCTCACAGACGCTCAGCGCAAGGGAGATCAGACAGATTTCAATGGCTGAAGCAGAGAACCCTGCCGATGTCATGTCACAGATCCGGAATGCCGGAACAAAGAAGAATGATTCCGTGGTCCCTGTTCATGCCAGGACAAAGGCTGCAGCACAGGAACGCAAACAGGCGCAACCGCAGCCTGTGATGGATGCACAGCAGTCAATGGAAACAGATTATTCACAGTACGAACAGCAGTACGCACAGTTTGAACAGCAGTATGGGAACGGCCAGGACGTCGGGCCGCAGGATGATGGGTACAGCTACGAAGAAGGCGACATGGACGACATGCCGTTTACGTAATGAAAGGGGTTTGGCATATGGGAGACTCAAAAGAACTGCAGGTTGTTGTCAGGCAGACGCCTGGTTCCGTGCAGTGGAACTACGAAGAGCTTAAAGCACAGCTCACAGCCAAGATGGAAGAGAAAAAGGCCGTTGTGTATACGGACGAGAACATCGGTGACGCGAAAAAAGAGCTCGCATCGCTTAGGAAACTGAGGGACAAGGTCAATGAAAGAAAGATCCAGATTAAGAACGCCTGTCTTGAACCTTATGAGGCTATCGAAAGACAAGCGAAGGAACTCATGGGGTTGATCGACGGCCCCATCGAAGTGATTAAGGAGAAGACCGACGACTTCGAGAAAAGACGGAGAGAAAAGAAACGCGACTGGTCTTTTGAAATGATGAGGAACGAGTTCTCCGGATTTCCAAAAGATGTTGTGGAAATGCTCATTAAAAGGACGTACTCGAAGAAGTGGGAAAATGCCACGACAAAGGAATCAGAGATCTTGTATTCGATCCGTGATGCAAAAACTGCAGCTGAAAGGGAGTTTGAAGTCATCAAAGCTGTTGATGATGACATAAGGAACGCTGTTTACCAGGTGTGGATCGAAAGCGGGAACTTCTCTCTGGCAATGGGCAAATGCGAAGAACTCAGGCGCCAGAAAGAAATCATCCTACAGCGGGAACGTCAGAGACGCGAGATGGAACGCATCCGGAAAGAGGAAGAAGCGAGGCGGCTGGAAGAAAAGAGACAGCAAGCTGAAATTGAAAAACAGAATGTTGATATCTCTCGTGCTGAAGCCAAGCCTGCTCAGGAAGAAGGCATCGGCATTCAGGCTGCTTCGGAACGAGAAAGTGACATGCCTGCACCCAGAAACACCGGAATGATTAATGCAAAGGTTGATGTTTCTGAAACCGACGGCAACTATTGTGGCCAGAACTATCCGACACTCCTTGCTGCAAATAACGATGGTGACGCAATGGCCGAAAAGGCATCGTCAGTCTCCATTGACGGTTATGGAAAGAATGACAGCCTGGTGCATATTTCATGCGATGGGCGGGTGCTTGCCAAGATACTTGGATACATCGAGTATGTCGGGGCTGGATACGAACTGTTAGTACATAACGGAGTGAGGCAGAAATGACAATTGAGTTAAATGATAGGAACTATTACTCGAAAGAAGCAAACCGCGAATACATGTCTGTGTCTCAATATAAAGATTTCGTCGGCACATACGGGTTTGCCGGATGCGAAGCGTGTGCGATGGCAAAGATCAGCGAAAAGTATTCCGAACCGCCGAACACCGCAATGATGATAGGGAGCTATGTAGACCGGTGGTTCGAAGGCACGCTTGACCAGTTCAAGGCAGAGAACCCTGGAATATTCACAGCAAGCGGTGTGCTTCGCAAGGACTACAGGATGGCCGATGCATTGATCAGAAGGGTCGAGAAGGACGAGGTGTTCATGGCGTTTATGTCTGGACAGAAGCAGACGATCATGACAGGAGACCTGTTCGGAACTCCGTGGAAGATAAAGATTGACTCTTACATTCCGGGTGTTGCGATCGTAGACCTCAAAGTCATGCGTTCGCTTACAGATCTGAAATATGCCGGCGACCTCGGGCCGCTCGACTTCATCAGGTATTGGGGGTACGACATCCAGGGCGCAATTTATCAGGAGATTGAGTACCAGAACAGCGGCAAAAGGCTGCCGTTCTTCATAGCAGGAATCAGCAAGGAAGACCCGCCGGACTTTGAAGTGATCCATGTCAGTGACGTATACCTGCAGGAGGCACTGCGGAACGTGGAAAGCAACATGCCGAGGATCCTCGAAGTCAAACGCGGGGAAGCTGAGCCGAGGAGATGCAAAAAATGCACGTACTGCAAGAAGACAAAGGTCCTCGATGGGCCGATTGAAATCTCAGACCTCATGCCTGCTATATAGAAAGGCGGTGGTGACGTGGCGTGGATAAGCGTACACGAATCGATTATAGGAAAGAAACTCAGGTCGTTGTCAAAAGCCGCAGGATGCTCGCAGAACGAGGCTATCGGGTTGCTTGTACGCCTGTGGCTGTGGGGAATAAAAAACGCTGACCGTACCGGATTGCTTATTGATGCGGACAAAGATGATATTGCTGCTGTCCTCACGAACGGGCTTGAAAGAAGCGTTAACCCTGACGATGTGGTTGAAGCCATGATTCAGACAGAATGGATCGATGACGAAGGCGGCTGTTTATACCTGCATGATTGGGAAGGCTGGCAGAAATACTTGTATAGGGTTATGGACGAAGCCAGTGCGTCGAAGGAGAGGATGCAACGGATGAGGAGACGGCGTAGAGAAGAGAGAGATACAGCCAAACAAGGAAAGAAAGAACCTGCCGAAAACGAATCCGCGAAAAAGTCCGAAAAGAAAACAGAGGGTTACAGTCCTGAGTTTGAAGAACTGTGGGCTGTATACCCATTCAAGCGTGGGAACAAGGCAAAGGCCGCAAGGTCGTTTAGCGCAAGGCTCAAAGAGAAATGGACTAAAGATCAGCTCATCGCAGCAACGCTCGGATATGCAGACACATGTGCAAAGAAAAGGACCGAAGAACAGTACGTGATGCATGCCAGCAGGTTCCTCGGACCGGATCTCGAATTTGAGAAGTTCCTGCCGAGGCATATGAGACGCGGAAATGGAAATGCGGTTGGGAACATGCCGGCACAGGGTACTGGCTACCAGCAAATGAACCCTGCCCCACCGAGTGACGACGACCCTTATGCCGGATGGAGATAATGTGACACAAAAGAGGATAAACGATGGCAGAGAAAAAGCTGAAAGACAAAAGATATGTGCTGGAATTGACAGAAGACCAGATGCGGGTAACAAAGACTGCGCTTGAAGAATACTTCCGTCTCAGGATGGGGCAGGACTTCGATTTCAACAGCGACATGGCTGGCATCAACGTTGACCTTTCGCCTGAGAACCCGAATCATGACTGGCTGTTCGACAAGTACATCACAAGGCGCGACCACATGCATGAGGTCATGAGGACGTTCTTCGCGATAGCGTTTGAGCCATCTGGATATCTGAAAGAAAAGACGGAGGATATGCTCATTGCTGAATGCATATGGGATGCCATGCGAGTGGCAATGGGCATAAGCCGTTGGGGTGACGCGTTCCAGATTGGGAAAGAGCCGTCCCCAAAGATCGAAATAAAAGAGGGATAAAACGATGCCTGAAACAGTGCATAAAAGCAAAACAAAGGCGGAAGCACTTACTGAACCGTGCCCCATATGCGGACAGCCGACGAAAGCTGTCTTCCGATTTCCGTGGGCTGACGGAGGCGTAAAGATGCGCACAGTCGGTCTTTCTTGTGAATGCAGGAGAAAAGAAGCAGAGGAGAAATGGAAGAAAGCGCGGATAAGGAAACCAGTAAAGGAATATGCAGGGAAGCTGCGAAGGATTCATTGCTCCGCCTGTACAGTGCTGAGAACAAGAAGCTCCGGAAGATCATTATTGCTCAGGCGGTGAAGATTTTTGAACTTGGAGGATATGAATCACAGTCAGATACAGGAGGCTACGAATGAACAATATGGAGGCTGCGGAAGTACTCCGCAACACGACATTGTTCTGCGAACAGCAGAAAAGGGCAAAAGCTATGGCCATTGCCGTTCTTGAGCAGCATGAACATGTAATGAAGATGGTCGAGCACCTTGGAAGCCAGGTTCCTGAATGGAGGACACCTGAGCATGAGACGCCCTCCACAAGTGATCCTGTACTTGTGCAGGCGGTAATGGGAGACCTTGGGATGCGGGCGCTTTTCATTGGATGCTGGGACGAGTACGGGTGGCTGCTTGACACAAACCATGGCGTAGAGAGATTCAGGGTAGAGGCATGGATGCCGCTTCCTGCTATGTTCAAAAACGATAAACAGGAGGAATGACAAGCATGGACACATTCTGCAAGGGTGGCACAGAAACCAGAAGCGTGAGGACTCGGATATTGATGGAAGCGAACGAGAACATCACCGGGCAGCGCGAGCTGGATTACGGCTCACCCGAAAACAATTTCTCCATCATTGCGCACCTGTGGACCGATTACCTCGGAGCCAGAGTTACTGTACTTGATGTATCTATGATGATGTGCCTTCTTAAGATCGCAAGAATTAAAAGTGGAGGCGGAAGCGGAGACAGCTTTGTCGACATTGCCGGATATGCCGCATGTGGAGGGGAGATACGAGAATGCCAGGAGCGCATGGAATCGGAAAGGGAGAGGCTGACCAAATGACAGGGAACGAATACCAGAAACTTGCAATGCGGACCAATGACGGTGAGTCGACGTACCGCCTTTGTTTGTCGATGGCCGAGCATGATTTTGATTATGACATGGGCGGGGTGATCATGGCATCGCTTGGACTCTCCGGCGAAGTTGGCGAGCTGAACGACATGATCAAGAAGTGGATATTCCACAAGTCGGACATGGACATCACGCATGCGAAGAAGGAGCTTGGTGACATCATGTGGTATGTCGCGTGCATGGCCAAGTCTTTCGGATGGTCTCTTGAGGAAATCATGCAGCTGAACATAGACAAACTGAAAGAGCGCTATCCTGACGGGTTCGATACTGAGAAGGCAAACAACAGAAGGGAAGATGACGTCTGAATCGCGCAAGAAGGAAGGATATAAATGATGAGTGCATACAGCGACTGGAAATGCGGAGCCCTTGAATATTGCGAGTATCGCCAGGAATGCGAGTGCGAAGCTCGCAGAGATAGATACTGTGATGATGGGTGTGATGAAGAGGAGGCGGACGAAGATGATTGGTGTTGAGATGGATATGCCGTCAGGATGCGACAAGTGTAGATTCCAGGACGACTTTTATTGCTACGCCTGTGCTGACGTGCTTCCCGATGTACCAGATACAGGGAGACCTGGCTGGTGCCCTCTCATTGACCTGAGCCAGTACGAGGATGACGGGAAGTAACATGCATCCGACGTAAGTAGTTGTAAGTAAGTGGTTATTGCCAAAATGGAAATAACCGCTAATTCGAAGCTGTTACGAAGTTGTGGGGTGGCGGAATAGGTAGACGCTTAAAGGGGTAAGAGCCGGCAGATGTCAGTGTGGCGACCTTAAGGGTGGTAAGAGAGGCGAATCACTCAAAGACAAACGCATAACGGGCGCACTTCGATAGATACCAGACGCTCCCGAGTTCGGTTCGTGTATGGTGTAAATCCATACCCCCACAACTTTGTCCAGCTAGATGCCTAAAGGGAACAGCCGCCAACAATTTCCTGACGTCAAGAAAATGATAGCAAAACTATGGCAAAACTTAGGAGTTTACATGAAACGGTCGCCGGAAGAAAGGAGAAGCGATGGCTGACGAGAGAAACGGTTTAGATGCATACGAAGGAAGCACTGAACATGAGGCCGAGGAAATCTATGTCAATATGGATGAACTTGTTGACCGCGTCGCCAGATCCGTTTCCGCAAAGATAGAGTCGGCCATGCGCAGGAATGACCCGGCTGCACAGAAAACAAAAAAGACGAAAAAGCTGCTTGGTAACTACAGAAGGCTTAAGACTATCGAAGCAGAACAGTCTGAAATGTTTTCCGATGAAGAAATGATCCAGAAACGTTGGGAGTTTATGCGTGACCTTATGGGCGGTGTATCTATGTCAAGACTTGACAGTGTAGGCGCTGTCGAAGAGAAACGAAGGGCCGAGAACCAGTGGTATATCGCCAGGATCGAATACGCTGTCGATCAGTACAAAAAAGAATGCGAGGCTGCTGGCAGTGCTGCCGCAATGCGAAGATACAGGGAGTTTTCCAGTTACTACATCGATGGCGATAGAAAGAAGTACACAGACATTGCGGATGCAGAAGGCGTAAGCCGCAGAACAGTGATAAATGACATCAACGAAGCTGTGAACATTATTTCAGTATACATTTTCGGAGTGTAGGTTAATGCCTATGCTCCGAAAAAAAGAAAAGGAGGACATAATGGCAGTTTGCAAGTCTTGCGGCGCTGAGATCCTGTGGATCCGGACGAGGAGCGGGAGGCTTATGCCTGTAAACAGAAAAAGGTGTTTTTTCATCGAAAACAGATCAGGGAATGAGACGTTTGTTACCGAAGGCGGGGATGTCATGAGGGGAGTAAGGACTGCTCAGAAGACGCTACCGGCTATGGTTGGCTACACGTCTCATTTTGCTACTTGCCCGAATGCGGCAGCACATAGGAGGAAATGAAGATAACGTTGATTCCTAGGAGTTACTTTTTCGCGAGGACACGGAAAAGAAAGGAGCGAAAATGAAACCGAGTGAAGAAGCCCCGAAGCTGAAGTACGATAAGTCCCTTTACACCGACTGTGGCTTTTATGCCGGGGACATGGATGACAGCTACATTGAGGAAGAGTATAAGCTCGTCAAATGCAGAAAACCGCATAAATGCTCCGCATGTCAGAGAGAAATAAACAAGGGTGAGTATGCAGTGAGGGAGACGGCTATATTCCCTGGCGAGGGAAGTAGATCCTGCTATACATGCACGACATGCATCGAAGCGTGGTTGGAAGAATCTGGGCAGGTAGGAGAGAAGGAAGAATGACGGTACAGGAATTTTACGAGTTTTGCGCTAAAAGAGGATTCACGGATGCAGAAATGCGGATCAGCCTGAAGTTTGCCGGGCTTGATATGAAGGATGTACCAGTAACTGAACTCAACATCGATTACGGAGTTGAAAGAACTACTGGCAAGGTGAGTAGCAAAAGATACATAAGACTTGGAGGGTGAAGGATGGAACCGAGTGAAGCAATCGAAATCATAAACGGCCTTATCAAAAGTGTGGAACTTGCCTATAACTCAAATCCTTTGACTGACAAAGAACAGCAACCAGCAACCGAAGCCCTAAACTCTGCTATCTCCGCACTGGAGCAGGACAGGTGGATTCCGGTAACTGAAGCACTGCCGGAAGAAGACGGAGAGTATCTTGTAACCTACGAAAGCGGATATGCAGAAGACTACGGTTTTGACCCTATAGGGATAGCACCATTTGAGGTTGACTGCGAAGGCTTTGGAATCTGGCAGGAAAATTTTCATCCTGTAAGCCTTGGCTCATTGGGGAGCGAGTGGGTAGATATCCCAGTCACAGCATGGCGTCTTCTTCCCGAGCCATATCAGGAGGATTGAGAATGAGCGATTGGCTGAAAAGTTGCCCATTTTGCGGAAGTAACAACGTTAACCTGTTTGGTGACAATCGATGCAGTTTCGTAATTTGCCAAGGCTGCAGTGCGGAAGTGCATTTTAGGAGACTGGAGGATGATTATCTTTCCGGCCTCAAAGAAACTCGTGATAGTCACGAAAGGAAGGTGCGTGAGGCATGGAATACGAGAAGGATGTGATTCGCAGGATGACTGCAATATTGAACCTGAAAAAACTCAGAGATGGACTCGACAGAATTTCAGATAGTCTCTTGGCTGCAACTTGTGATGAAGCAATATCGGCGTTGGAAAGAGAAAACGCAGACGGGTGTGTTGGGTGCGCGTTTACCAGCACTGAAGAATGGGAGATGCCTTGCTCTAGGTGCAAACGTAACAGCAAGGATTATTGGAGACGTGCGAGCAATACTGCAACCGATGTTCCTGCCGCAGTGCATCCTGTTCTTGTCAGCGAAGGGTGCGACCATAGAGGTATTGAATTGTTCAGCCTGAGTTGCCCTTGCTGCGGATACGATATCCGTAACACAGAGAAGAAAGCCTGCCCAAAGTGCGGGACGTTGCTTGACTTCAACAAAGAGTGAGACAAAATGGCGACCCAAAGCATGAAAAGGAGAAAACGATGAAAGACCTTATCAGCAGAGAAGAGCTGCTTGCGGCATATGACGCTGCACACAAAGGCCCGCCTGGAGGAGCCAGGAAATTGATCCTTGAAGCACAGAGTGTTTATCAGTGGATCCCCGTCAGTAAAAAGCCAAAGTCCGGCACCGACGTGCTGCTGCAATTTGAAAAGAACATGGCTGTAGGATTCTATAGTTGCGGGGACTGGAATGTTAATAGCGGAAACGGATTCTATACAGGGCTGACTGCAAGTGAGGACCAGCCAATTGCATGGATGCCGCTTCCCGAAAAGTATTCGGAGGATGTTGATGAATAAAGCAGACAGATACCTTGTTGAAAATATCAGGAACGTACTGACGAACGGGTACAGGGATGAAAACCCTCGTCCTGTATATGCTGACGGTACGCCTGCATATACGTACAGCATGAACCATGTTGTTCGGACATATGACCTGGATAAGGGCGAGTTCCCGATAAGCACGCTTCGGCTGCAACCATGGAAAACAGGAATACGTGAGATATTCAGCATTTACCAGAGGCCGACAAATGTCCTGTCCGAGATGAAGGAACAGGGCGTGACATGGTGGGATCCGTGGGATATTGGTGACGGCACGATTGGCCAGCGATACGGCGCGACTGTGAAACGATACAACCTTATCAACCGGCTGATCGAAGACATCCGGAATGATCCGTACGGACGGAGGAAGGTTGTTGACCTGTGGCAGGAGACAGACCTTCGGGAGACACCTGGGCTTGCCCCTTGTGCCTTCCTTACGATCTGGAACGTGAGGAGAGGCTGTTTCCTTGATATGTGCCTTATCCAGCGGAGCGGAGATATGCTTGCCGCATCCGGAGCCGGAGGGATAAATGAGATCCAGTACGCTGCACTGCTGATGATGGTTGCACATGTCACGTGGAAAGCACCTGGTGTCTTCACACACTTCGTAGCGAATGAACAGATTTATGACCGGCACGTTGACAACGCGAAAGAACTTCTCAGAAGGTGGGATGATGCAAAGAACACACAGTATCTGAAGCCGAATCTCGTTCTCCATGCAGAACCAGGCTGTGCTTTTGAAGATATCGGGATCGGCGACTTCACGATGAATGACTATGAGCCGATAAAACCACAGCTGAAATTCGACCTCGGGATCTGAGCAGGCGGGAGGAAGCTCAATGAGCTACAAGAAAAAGGCAATCGAAGCTGTCAGAAAGATGCTTGATATAGACGGATACCGCTGCGGAGATGCTGTTAGCAGATGCGCAGTGATCAGTGTCCTTGACCTTATTGAAGAAGAGGCGCCATACATAACAATCGGAGAACATGGGATTTGCGTCAGGCATGCATGCTCTAAATGCGCGATAAGCGACAGTAAATCAAACACAGAGGAGGATCAGTAATGAGTAGGAGAGATACCCATGCAGTTAGAAGTAAACGTTCACACCGGAAGTGGAAGCCCACGTACAAGTCAATCCTGAACCATTATGCCAAGAAGAGAAGAGATGCGAACAGGATTATGAGAGGCATTGGCACATGGCTTCCTGGCGCAATGGCCGGTGCATTGGCAGGGCATCGATAAAGCCGGAGGAGCCAGAATGAAGGCTGAGATCAGTCCGGAGAAGTACCGGAAGTTTGGAGATGATTTCAAAAAGGTCAAAGGATACAGCGTCGCAAGATTCATCCAGTGGGTCAATGCTGTGTACCAGTCTGGCTATGACGATGGATGGAATGATGCGATGGATTCGTACAAGGAAACGGACGGCGGCATAGCTGTTGATGAAAGTGTTGATGCAGAGGTCATGGATGCAGATGCACTCTACGATGTACTGACGTCTGTGAAGGGCATTGGCGAGAAGAGGGCAAGGATTGCCGTAGACCGGATATGCAATATGAGCGGAAAGGAGCAGGAATGAAAGAGAAGATTAAACCGTGCCCGTTTTGCGGAGGAAAGCCGAAAGTTTATTCCACGCCGACAACCGGAATCTTTCAAGGCTTTGCGCAGATAGGCTGTGACAAGTGCAATGTCACACAGATCGGCACACAGTACAGGAGCGTGAAGGAAGCTGCAGAAGCCTGGAACAGGAGGGCTTATGTCGCAGAGTCTTCTGCCGAGGGCGCATGAAAACAAAAAATGTGCCAATCATGCGCCATAGCTGGTTAAAATACAGGAAAACAGAAAAAACAGCAATCTGCACAAAAATCGATTCTATGCGATTTTTATCCAAAACACCCTTATATCTCTACACATAAGGCATTTATAATCGCAACACAACGCGAATAATTCTGGCTGTAAAAGCATAAAACAGAGGACTATACGCATATTAAGAGGCTGTTATGCCATAAATATGCATCACAGACGGAAAGCAATGCATACACGCCGTAAAAATCGGGAAATATCGAAAAAATTGATTAAAATACGCCTTTAAAGACAGAAAATATGCACAAGACATTGACAATTCTGCACTTTTGTGCGTAAAATTCTCTACGAGTCGAAATATGCCAGAATGTTCCCCTATGTGATTGTTATGTGTACTGCGAGAAGCGGTCTCCTGCCCATTCAGGAGGCCGCTTTTTGCGTCAGGTTAGGAGGTGTGG